GGCAATTCTTTAAACCATTCTGGGATACGCAATTCATCTGTTGGGTAAGCAACACTTGTGTATCCTAGTGGATTTTGTTTTAGTTTACAAACAATAACTTTCATGCCGTCAACAACTTCTTGCGAATACTTGTCACCGTTCATACGCTTCAGCGTATTCCAGTTAATGCTTGCCCGTACATGCCCAGGCATGTTTGCTTTTCCTTGCTTTTCTTCTAAACGTCTGTAGTGACCTACTTTGTTTGCACGTTTAGGTGAACCTTTCTCCCAACCAGGTCTTGCACTAAACTCCTTGCGGAATTCTGTAATACGATCTAGTACTTGTTTTTGTGGAATGTCTGTAAGTACCATTAGTAGTAGTTCACTTAGGAATTGTTGCATAAACACAGGCGTATCTGATCTACGCAAGTCTAGGCCCATTGCTTTTACTTTGCCTGGCTTACCGTCACCGTCTGTTCTAAAGCCTTCGTTATCAGTTACTAGTGCCGCATAACGCTTCTTAGTAATATATAAGCCACTACGTGCTACAATCTCTCTACCTGCTGCAATAACATCACTACGTGACTTTGGACAGTGAAATGCTTCTGCCATAAACTTAGGGAAAGTTGTGTTTGCTTGCTCGCAGATTTGATCATAAAGTGCAATTGCCTTCTCAGGTGTCCATTCTAGCTTACCTGATTCTACGTCATCTTTTAACAACGGCCAAGCACTAAAGTAACAAGAGTCAGTATCGCCATAAATCATTGCTTTACCAACATGATCATATTCGCCTGCAATACAGTTGTTTACTTCTGCTGACATATGCTTAACAATCTGTCTACCTGTTAGTGTAGTAGATTGTCCGATACGCTTATCAAAGAATCTACAACCAGGATTAAGAATAGCACCATACAAACTGTTCAAGTTAATCTTCTTAACTAGCTGTCGTTTATCCCAGTATTCAATCTCTGCTTTGTTTTCTGCATCCTTTGCTTTCTTCAACATCTTCTGCATATCTTTACGTTCAGCATACCAACGCTTTAGAATACCTGGAATAACACCTTCGAACTCTTGTGTAAAGATGGTGCCATTAGCACTAAGCATCCACGGCATTTGACTGTCAAAGATTAGTTTGTAAACTTCTGCACCGCTCAATACATCACTACGTCCGTCTTCCCAGTCAACAGTTAGTGCAATGTCTTTGCGTTTCTCTATGACTGCTTCGTACTCTTCTGTACTAAAGCGTCCTTCCCAACTACCTGCAAATGACTTCTTCTTCAACGTCATATCTTCATGTACACGGGCATCTGAAATTTCAGGACGAATCTGTCCTACAACAGTTTCAGGAGCCATATTCAATGCACGAATTACTGATGGATACAGTGAGTTCAAATCCATCGATGCAATCCACTTATGCAATCCCTTCTTTGGAAACGCAACATATGCACCAGCCGCTTGTGTATTCTCATCATCACGTTTTTTACGATTAGGTACTTGAAGTCCTCGATTGTGTGCTTCGTTAATGATACCTTGTTCAGTAACAGCAACAGCACCCATTGTAGTCTGTAGTAGAACAGTGTTTTCGTGTGCAACTGTGTTACTCAAATCAATAAAGCGTAGCTTCTTATCTAGTTTGTCAAGTAGTGCAGTATCCTGAATGTTATATTCAATAAACTTTCGGAAGTCATTGTTGTATAATTGATCCAGTGTACCTTCATATGCAACTTTATTTTCGCCTACTTCAATCTCACCAATTGCATCTAGACGATAACTGTGTCGTTCTTCGTATGTATACTTACGATACAAGTTCAAACTATCCAAGTGTACACGTCCGACTAAGTCAAATGTTTGGCTCATTTTGCCAAACTTCTCATATTCACGTTTCTTAGGAAGTTGACCCCACAAACAGAATCTACGTGTGTCATCTTTGCTTAGTACACGACTAGTTCTGTTTACTGTGTAGGGAATATCATAACCTTCGCTGTTCCAGCCTGATAAGATATCACTATCTTCAATCAGTGTCAAGAAAGTGTCAATCATATCACCTTCTTTTTCAAACAGTATTACATTGTCGATGCCTTCTAGTTCTTTTTCAGCTTGTTCCATTGTAAGTGTCTTGGGCGGAACTGCTAAACATACCATTGTATCTAACCATTGTAAGTATACTGAGATACTTGTAATAGGCATAAACGGATCACTTGGATCAGCAAAGCCGCGCTCTGGATCAAAGTCTGTCTCAATATCGAAGAAAGCAATGTTTAGTTTAGGAGCATCTTGATTAAGATAGTTTTCGCTCAAACACTGAAAGATAGGGTTTACGTCACTCTCAAAAAGTTCTTTGTCTCTGTTGATTGCAACTTCTTTGCGAAAGTCTTTTGTGTTCTTACTTACAATACGACTTAACGGATCACCGTACACACTCTTGTACTTGCCCTTAGGATCCTTATAATAAAAAGTATACTTTGCAGAATACTCTGTAAAAATTCTTTTGCTATCGCGTCTTTCAACAACACGTATAATATCTTGATCGCGATCGAACATCGCGTCTACGTATGGCATTCATTTCTCCTTCGTTGCTTATGGCCAACTTAACCTTCTACATGCACACATTTCTGCTTGTGCGTACTAATATATATCAGAGCAACAAGCCTGCAACGTAAATTACGGTTAAGCCTGTGTTCATAACAATTAAACTTTTTTCTTTCCATAGAATACCTATAAGTATCCATAGACTGTTACTAATAATAAATGCCCAGATGTACAAAGGGTAAACATTAAATGCGGCTAGTATAGCGGCTGTCAGTAAACATACTGTAGCCAACCACGCTAACCATTGATAGGGCTTTACCACCATAGTGAAGCAACTCCAAATCCAAATACATTTACTATAGCAAAGTATCCAGTTAGTAGCATTACCCAGGCTGCACCACGTCTGTAAGCGGCATAGCACTGTGTAACACTACCTATAAAGAAACCTGGATATACAAGTAGCATATTTGGGTTATCAGCATTAAGCGCAAGTGTTAAACTTGCATATACAGTGAATATAAAACTTGTTAATTCAAAGAAAAATGCTGTTTTATCACTGGTATAACTATCTACCCAAAATGACTTAATCTTTTGCATTATTTGTCAACACCAACTGTAGTAACAAGTGTTTCTAAATCGTCAAACGCATCATAGTGTTTGTCCCAATCACGTTTTTGTGCAATCTTAATTGCTTTGTTAATTAAGCTAGGCTTAATGTCAAGTTCTTCTGCTACTGCTTTAACAGTGTCTTTAAGTCCGCCTTGTAAATCTTCAATCTCTTGCAACACTGTTACGCCTTCTTGGACTAGCCGCTCAAGTTTTGCTTTCTCTTCAGCACCATAGGTACGATCGCTCATAGATATCTCCTTGTTGAGTTAAGTTGTTAAGTTAATTATATAATAGATTTAGATGTTTGTCAAGTGTTTAAAACACTTTTTTATTATCAAAAGCACGTTCCCATCCAAAGAACTGTGCCTTATAGTCCGAATGGTCGTCACTTGACAAGTTGATCCATTCGTCTTTGCGCTG